TTCATCATCGATTTGAAGTTTTGCTGTTGCTCGGAAAGCTCATAGTCGTACAAAATTTCGAGCGTTTTCCCGATTTTGTTCAGCATCGCCAGCTGCTGCTTTACGCTCTGCGCGTCGGCGATCACGCCCTGGGCGGACAACAACTGCTCAGGCGGCGGCATCGTCGGCATGATTCCTGGCGACGGCGGGGCGCCGGGCATCGCGCCAGGAGGTCCGGCGACCGAACCTCCTGGCTGCCCAAACGGCTCGGGTGAACCGTCTGGGCTGGGTGCTCCGGTGGGTGGGGCGCCGCCCGGAGCACCATCTGGAGGCATTCCGGGCATCCCCACGGGCATACCGAGCAACGCTTGCTGTGCCTGTTGCATCGTCGCCTGCGCCTCGGCCAGGCTGGCTGTGGTGCCATCCCAAGTCGTCGAAAGCAGTCTCGGCCGCTTGCGGGCGACGGCCTTTGGATTTTTCGCGTAGAGCGCAGCGGTGCGCTTTTGCACATGCTGAAGGGTGATATTCGCGACATACAGATCGTTGTCGTAGAGGTCGCTGTAGATCGAAACTTTTGGATCTTCGGGCCACTGATTACCGGCTATAAACCGTTGATCTTCCTCCATTCTTCGGAAAACTTTTTCCCAGTGATTCTTGCCCTTCTTGACCATGTCGGAGAGCGCTGAGACCAGCGCCTTGCGGCGCTCGGTCGGCTCCGGCCGGTCGCGCGGAATCACCTGTTGGTCAGGCGGGGTGGTGCGGGTGTATTGGTCGCCAGGACCAAGACCGAGCTGCGCTTCAAGCGTCAGCGGCTGATCGGGCGCCAACGGATCGGGACCGGCGGGTGGGCCGGTGATGCCGATCGGCGGCAATGCCATTGAAAGTCACCAACCCCCGGTACGTGAACGTCTATCTCGTTCTTGTTGGCGCGATGACGCCTTGACCCAACCTAATGTGCCCGGAGCGTGGTCCGTGGGGGCGGACTTTTTCCGTCGCTTGAGCGGCTGTTGGAGTGCAAGCCCCATCCCGATATAACTTAAAGCATCGACCAGGTCATCCCGTGCGCCGTACGGAAATTGCAACAATTCCTTGCGCGCCTCCATCCACCAGGGGGCGAACGACGGCCAGAACACCTTCTTCATCGCAATGCGGCCCTGCACGGACTGCGCCCGGCTGACCTTGTCGGCGATCGGCGTCATCTCATAGACCGAGCAGAAGACGCTGCGCTCCAGCATGCGCTTGCGCAAAAACGGCCCGATCGATTTGGTGATCTGGCCGCGTTCTGCCCACCAAAACAATGGCTTATGCAGATCCATGATGTCGATCATCCGCTCGACGATCTGGTCGGTAGGGTATCTGCCCCAGACCACGTCGGGCAGCACCCAGATGTTCTCGTTCTCGTCGAGCGCGACCGGCAAGAGACAGGTTTTATCGCGCTCCTGTTTAGAGGAGACCGCATGGTCGCTGGCGACGTAGAAACGCAGCGTTTCCTTTGGTGGCAGGTCGCCGCGCTTGTAGGTGAGCAGGCATTCGGCAGCAAAGAAGTTGCCTTTGTCCGGCGTCGGGCTGCCCTGATAGAGGCTCTGGAAGCCGCGCGGATCGGCCTCGCGCATCTCTTCCAGGTAGCCGATCGGAAACCGCTCCGGCCACAAAGCTTCACCGGGGGTTCGCCCGAGCGGGTCATCTTCGACGGCGATCGCCGGCAAGTCGATTATTTTCCATTTCTTGCCCTCGACCGCGCTGTAAGAGGGATTCAATGGATCGGTGAGGCGGCCGACCAGATCGTCTTCGGACCACCTGGTCTGAATGATCACCACCCAACCGGCGTGCGAAAGGAGGCGGGTTTTAGCTACTTGATTATACCACGACCATAACTTCTCGCGGGTGATGTTGCTGTCAGCCTCGACGCGATCCTTGATCGGATCGTCGATCAGCAGACCGATCGAGCCGCGACCGGTTATGGCCGATCCCCTGCCGACAAAAAACACCTTGCCGCCCTGCTCGGTCTCGATCCTGTCGACCGAAGCAGTCTTGGTGCTGACGCCCGGGAACACCTGACGAAACAGGCTGTCCTCGATCAGGTCGTTGACCTCACGGCCGAAATCCCAGCTGAGCTTGTCGGCATAGGTAGCGAGGATGAGGCTTTGCTCGGGATGCCGGCCGAGAAACCAGGCCGGGAACATGCGCGAAGAGAGCTGCGATTTGCCGTGCCGCGGCGGCACGTTGATGATCAGCCGCGTGATCTTGCCCTGTTCGACCTGTTCCAATGCCGCGGCGATCGCACGATGATGTTTCGCAGTGATATAATTCGAGCGGGTGACGTCGTCCGGAAAATCCGGGTGTGGCATCATGAACTTGGAGAACTCAAGCAGGTCGTCGCGCGCACGCGCCGCCATCTGTCGGCGCCGCAGCGCCGCCAGGTAGCGAGCCTCGTCTTGACTTAACTTACGCACTGTGCATATGAACTAAGTGTCGCGTGGTCAGGACCAAATTGTCTGCTCTTGTTCGCCAAGAATTTCCCAGACTCTCCTGCCCGCGACGCTTTCCCTCTCACTTCTTTTTGGCGTCGCGCTGCTGTTGCTGACGCTTCTGCTCGGTCTCGCGCTCGTTCTTTTCGCGTTGATCCTGGGTCTGCTGCTCACGCTGCTGTTGCTGCTCGGCCTCGGTCGGCTCGGCCGAAGGATCGGGATGCGAAGGGTTCCGTTCAGGATGCGCGAGGATGTCGTCGACGTCGGCATAGTCTTCCGGAATGCCCTTGCGCTCGGCGAGCTCAGCCGCGGTCTTGGCCGCAGCGGCGTTCTTCATTTCGCCCTCGGTTGGCTGCCGCAGCGGTGCGCGGCCAGCAGCGCGCTCGGCCTCGACCTGGCGCTTCAGCTGCGGCCACTCTTCACTACGCTCGACCAGGTCGGCGTGAGTGCGCAGTGCCGCAGCGGCGGCCTCGCGAGGGGTCTCTCCCGAATAGTTCTCAAGCCATGCCTTGAGATCCTGCTCAAAATTCTGTGCCATCAGTCGGTCCCTTCCTCGGAGGTTTCACTATCGTCATCTCCGGCGGCGCCGGACTTCTCAGGCCAATGCTCGTCGCTGACCTCCTCGGTCATCTGTTCGAGCGCGCCCAGAAGCTTGGTCTTCGGTTCGTGTGTGTACTGGTCGAGCACCTCGCGCAAGGCGAGCTCGATGTCTTTCACGGGCTTGGCGGCTTTCACGCTCGGACTCCTTTTGATGTCGTCATAGGTAAACATCAACGCGCTTGCCCCGCCCATGGCGCATTGCCGCTCGATTTCGGTGTCGCTTGGCCGCGTAAGCCGCCTGGCCCGGGATTGAACCCAGGCTTGCCAAAGTCCGGCTTGCCCGGCTGACTGGGCGGCGGCTTGGCACCGAAGACGATTCGATCGATCACCCGTTGCCTGGCCGCATCGCGGATCTCACCGCGCAACTTGGCCAGCGCCGCGGGATCGATCGTTGGTTTCGGCGGCGGTGGCGTCGGCAACGTTACAGGCGGCTCGGTAGGATGCCGGTCACCGCCACCAGGATTGCCAGGCGAGCCGCCTGACGCGCTTCCGCCGTTACCCGGTGACGATGCCCCCGGCGTGCTGCCGCCTGCGTCAGCGCCGCTGCCTGGGCTGCCAGACGGCGAAGAAGGCGAACCAGGTCGGCCGCCGCTGGGTCCGGCGGTACTCATAGAGCCTTGGGCCGGGCTTGTGGCTGCGGTAGGGGTGGAGAAGTTGGCGCTCTCGGCGCGCAGAGAGACAAAATGCTCGCGACATTGGCCGATTTCGATCCGTGCTTGACGTAGAGTTCTGCATTGGTCGCCGCTGAACACGACGCTGTAACCGTGGGTCGCCAGATAGACGAGTGTGAGCAGTTTCATATCGGCGGCTGCCCGAGCTTCTCGGCCAGCAGCTTGAGGGTAGCGCAGTAGGCCGCCAACTCGGATTCGTCCGGAGCACGGTTCATCGCCACCGCGATGTAATAGCGGTCGCCGCCGTGAAACGCCCAGCCGGTCGACACCGCCCAGGTTTCGGGACCGCCGCGCTGCTTCGCCGTGCGCAGTGTGCAGCCGGTCTGCTGCGAGCTCTCCTCGCTGTAGGAGCTGAGCATGCGGTCCAAGAGCGCCGGATCGTTCAAGGCGCGATAGACCAGATAGGCGGGAATGGCGATCGCCACCAGCGCCGCGATGGTCAGCAGGTTCGCCCACGACAGACCCTTGACCACCGTTGCCGCGGCGGCCAGGCGGCCTTCGTTGGGTGGCGGTTCGGTCAATCAGCGGGTTGCTCCTCGTCGTCAGGCGGCTCGTAAGCCAGCACCTCGCCGTCCTCTTCCTTGAAGCGCAGCCAGTCGCCGACTTGGCTGTCCTCGGTTAGGAACCATTCGATGCCCTGGTCGTCGGTGCAGATGATCAATTGTGGATCGCCTTCGATGGTCGGTGGCGGAGCGTATCGACAAGATTGGTAAGTCATTACATCCTCGCGTTGGCAACAACGTTTGTCACGCTGCAACCGGAGCCGACGCCAACACCTTGCGCACCAGCAGCAAAGGCTTGGTCGCCCTGGGCATTGATACTTTTAGGGGCACCCAGGCTAATAGTTCCAGTCATCGCTGGAGCAACCCGCATCTTTACCGGAAACTGACCATACGCTTGCCGATAGGTGAAATCCTGCACATAAGCATACAGTGCTAAGTTATAACTCGGATTATTCCAGTAATAGCGGTAGCACGCCTGCAATTCCTGCGCCTCGTCGGGCATCACCCAGGGCGGCGGCACTCCGGTGTTCTGGTCGTCGAGGTAGAGGCCGACATTGGTAACAA